GTCGCCAAAGTCAAGTTCGTAAGGCGAGCCAAGATAAATGATGGATTTATTATTTGTATATTTTCTATGATCTCGACAATGAAAGTGACCTGTAATTACTAATTTTGTTTTATCGAGAAGTGACTCACTTTCAACTCCGTGGTCGCAAATTTTATGACCATTCATTTTAAAGTTTAAAATTTCAAAATGGCCTACAACAACATCACAGAGCGGTATATCTTTTACTGCAACGCCCCAAGGACAGAAACTAAAGACTTTATTGTTTAAATTTACTGTTTTAAGGTCTTTAAAAACTGTTACGTTTTTATAGCCATCAAGAATTGAAATTGAGTTAATATCTGATTTATCTTTATAGTAACAATCATGATTACCGGTTATAGCTAAAATATTATAATTTTTTAAAATATCAAAAAATTCATACGCACAATGAATAGTATTAACACCGATTTCATGTCTATTATGAAATATATCTCCTGCTATAATAATATCTTTAATATCTCTAAGTTTTAGTTCCTTATCTAACCAACTCACAAAGTCTATAGCTATATTATGCCATGCTTGGGAATTTTGATGGACACCGAGATGTATATCAGATATACACGCAATCTTGTTTGAGCTTAATTGCATTGTTATTCGTTTTCGGAACGGTATGAATCATCGTACTCAGTATCAAATTTTGTATTTTTTTGAAATGGTATCTGTCCAGATTCTGTTAATAGAGAGTAAACTTCATTTTGATACCGGTGAATGGTATCATGTTCTTTCTTTTCTTTTTTAATACGATTTTGAAATGCGCGATAAGCCACTTTTGTAAAATATGAAAAAGGGTTATAACCTGAATTACATTTAAAACGTTTGCGCGTTAAAGCAGTTATCATTTTAATAACTGCATCTCCGATCATTTCAGTTTTATATGAATAGTTAATAAAGTTTTGTGCATAGCCGAGACGTGTTGCAATTTTTTGTATCATATCAGCTAACTCATTTTCAAGTTTGCCTGTTTTATAATATTCTGCTATTTGCTTTTCCATCTCTATCGGATCAACATAGTTAGGTTTTAATTCTTCTTTTGTACGACGAACTCTTTTCTTTCTTATTTTAGGTTCTGGATCCCAGAGTGAAGTAAAATCTTCTTCGTTAGGATCGTAACTAAAATCTTCGTCTTTGATTTTTCTACGTCTGCGCATAATAGGTAAGTGTATTATAAATTGGTAATAAATCAACTCTCATATAGTTCTGTTACAGTGTAGGGGATTTGTTCTCTATCATATAGCGTTAATCGCTCTACAACGTGTTTATTTCCATAACGAAGATTGTCCCAAATATCAAAAATAGTAGCTCGTTTTTTACTAGCGTGCTTTCTTAAACTTCTACCAATAGATTGAATAATTTTAATTCGTGCTTTTCCAATAGCAGCAAAAATAATATTATGAAGATTTTTAATATTAATACCAGTTGAAAAGATTTTCGAGATGGCAATGCAAGCTACGTTATCTTGTTCTTCCATTAGTTTACGAATCATTTCTCGCTCTTCAATCTCTACTGCGCCGTGTACAAAGTGAACTGCTTTATTAGTATTTTCTTGAAGAACTCTTAAAAGCTCTTCTCCATGTGCAATACGATCTACCATTATAAGAGTATTTTTATCGGCTTTATTGACAAGTTTAGTTATAATGTCGTTTCTAAACTTATTTGTTTGCAGCCAGGTTATTTCTTCTTCATATCCTGCTGTCGGGTTATGCATAGAGGGAATCGTAAATTGAGGTACATTATTATAGTTTAATTTCAGAGCAGCGACGTGAACCTGTGATATATATTTTTGCTCTCTAAGATCAGCTGACTGTTTAAAATAAATTACTCGTCCTATTTTTCCAAATATGTTCCATTGGTCGATTTTATTATCTGGCAAAGTTCCTGTAAGTCCGTAACGAAATAGTGCAGGAATTTGCTCCACCACTTTATTAATTTTGTTTCCATAACGAATTTTATGTACCTCATCTATAACAAGTAGTTTTATATCTTTTAATAAAGATAAGTCTTGTTTTTCTGAAAGTAAAATTTGGGCATTTGAAATTATTATTTTAGCATTCTTATCCGGTTCTGTCGAACCGGTCCACTTAGTAATTTCTTCTTTTGCTATTCCGTATTCAAGAAAATCAGAATAAGTTTGAGCAACAAGCTGAATATCGGGTACTAAAATTAAAGTCTTACAATCATGTTGCACCTGAATAGACTTAACTAACAAAGCTATGACTAATGTTTTACCTGCTGAAGTTGGTAAAACAATTACACCAGACTTATTACGAATAGCTGATATTACTGATTCTTTTTGATAATCTCTTGGATCTAAATTTAGCTTTACTAACTCTTCTTTAAGTGTGGGTATAGTTATTACATCTCTAAATTTATCAGTTAATTCTATATTAAACTGAATGTCTTGTGTTTGTAAGAACTCTAAAATTGAAAATAATAATCTAGGTTCAAATCTGCCTTGAGGTGTAATAGCATACTGCCTTGTCTGAGGTCTATAACCAATAGCGTAACGGCGTTTGAAGACTTGTTGTTTGTCTTCAACCGAAAAGTGTTCTCGAATATTAGGAAGATAGTCTGAAACTATTATGCCTTTTTTACGAGAAGTATCATAATCAAACGTTACATTTACCATTACGTAGTTTCAAGTTTAACAATCTCTATGAGATTTTTAATGTCAAACGAAATAGATCTAAAATTAGCCTCAATCTTACCCAAATATTCAACTACAAGCTCGTGCTCGGCTATCTCCCCATCAATTTTAGCAATAAGAGGATGATTTTGCTGCGCTTGTTCTAGAGTTTTAGGGTTAAGTCCGACAGGCGACTCATGCTCGAGTTTATCGGCAATTTTCTTTTGAGCTTCTTTTCTAAGTTTTTTAAGCTTTAAAATTTCTTGTTTATGAAACATAAGACGGCCAACCCAGTAGTGACGAGAAGCCGGCAGATCCATTTGAACCTGCTTCATATTAAACTCGTCAACAGTAACGTATTTTTTGATCTCTTCGTTATATCTTTCGATTAACAAGATCGGGGATTGTCTTTGGTCTTCCATAATTAGTACCTCTTATAATAGCTTCTTTTAGGTAGGAAACAACTTAAATAATATATATGCAGTCTTTTAAACAGTATTTTGTTGAACAACAATTACAGCAAAATAAACAATCAAAACTCGATACACTTCAAGCAGCTCTAGATATTGCTGGATTTGAACCGAGTGTAGGAAGTACTGCTGACGCTACTAATACAGTAATTTCAGGTTTAAGAGCAGCCATGGCAAAAGAACCTGATGAGCGAAAAAAACATCTTATTAATGCAGGAATTTCTGCTGTCTCAATGGTACCATTTGCAGATGTAATAAAATTATTAAAAGTACGCAAATTAGGAAAACCAGCTACCCGTTTAGCTACACAAGGAGCTCGTAATATAAAAACTTGGGGTAAACAACAACAAGCTACTAATCGTTTTAACGATACTAAAATAGACCCGAACTCCCGACAAAAACTTCAAAAAATAGCTCAAGGGACATTTACAGAAAGTAAAAAAGAAAAACGTAGGTTGGATCCAAAATGCTGGAAAGGTTATCGTAGATCAGGTACAAAGCTTAAAGGGGATACTAGAGTAAATAAATGTATTAAAATAAAATGATTGATTTAGAAAAAATAATATTAGACATCTTAAAAGAAGATAATGTAGCAGGTGGGCCAACATCTGCATTTGGACCAGGTGTTCAGTCTACTGCTTCTCAATTTTCTGGAGATACATATGCACCTGGTGATGCGCGGATTCCTTATTCTATATATGGTAAGGGTGGTGTAATGACTCGGGGAGGCTTAATTAAAGGCAAGAAAAAGCGTAAAAAGAAAAAGCGCTAATTCTGCTTTTATGGATACCGGTCATTGGCTTATAAACGAAAACGTTAACATACATGAAAATATGTTTGGGTTTATCTATGAGATAACCAACAAGGTTAATGGCAAAAAGTATATCGGTAAAAAGCAATGTGTCCGTAAAATTAAACGCAAACCACTTAAAGGCAAGACGCGCAATAGAATCGATCAAAAAGAATCAGATTGGAAAACATATACTTCATCTTCAAAAGAACTAAACGAAGATATTCAAAAATATGGAAAAGATAACTTTGAGTTTCGTATTTTAAAAATTTGTGGCTCAAAATGGGAACTCGGTTATGAGGAAATAAAAGAACAAATTGCTAAAGATGTGCTTCGAAGAGATGATTATTATAATGGTATTATAAATGTCCGTATCGGGACTCCGCCTAAAAGTCTCCTTAAATAATACTACATGGAACAGATAGAAGAGAAAAGTATTTTTAAAAAAGAGGTTAATAGATGTTTGTATTGTAACTCTCCATCTTACGGTAAAGGGTGTCGATTTGCACCTGGCGGGATACATTTCCATCCATCAGATTCAAAAAAATGCTCATACTGTGGTTCAACTGGTTACGGCCGTGGGTGTAAATTAAACCCTTTTTCTGATATACACCTTCATGGTATTGATTACAACAAAATGTTTAATGAGTCTCTTAAAAATAAATTTTTAACTAATCAGCTTAACAAAAAATATACAGAATTTGAAGCTTACAAATTAGGTATTATTAATGAAAGAGGTGATAAAATTAAAGAACCTATAACTGAACAAGAGAAGGCTGCTTATTCTGCAGAAACAAAAACAATTTTAAAAATTAAAAAATATTTAGGTTCAAAACTTGATCTTATAAATCAAACTGCTATTTTAGAGAATGTTTCAAAAATTGAGTATAATAAAGAAACACATAACATCTTTTTAGCGTACGAGCAAAAAATTAATGACATTTTTGCTCAATTACACGAAACAACTGATAACGCTCTAAAAGATGGCTTGACTCTAGAACAAGTTCAGGCATTATTACAATAATGCATTTTAAAGAATATCCAAAGGCTCGAGTTTGTGGCATAGATTTTTATCCTTATTTTTTAGATGCCCTTAAAGAAACGTACGCTTTCTGTAAAAAATATAAAATCCCTTATAGTTTCCAGTCAAAGGATATTCAAAAGTTTTTTTACCATTATTGTCTCGATAAATTTTGTTACGGGTATCAAAAATGTGATTCAAAATATCCTAAAGCGCTTGTTATATATTCGTTACCGAAGGAGATAGGTTTTACTGATAAACATCTGCAAAATGTTTTAAAAGTGCTTCCGATACCGTGGGTTAAAGTAAAACATTTCGATTCTCCAGATACCGAATATGCTGTTCAAAGAGCATTATCTAATAATAGACTAGTAAGTTCAAAATTAAAAAAATTTTTAAATAAAAACTCTCTTATTAATTTTCAAAAGAAAAATAAAAAAATTAAACAATTTTCATTAGGAACAGTTGATCTTTCTGAAAACCTGATTAAGTGATTTTAAAGAACTTTTGGGCCCTTCGCCAAATGCGCTATAAAAATAACTGTTCCTGATTAAATAATATACATATGAGTAAATTTGATACCCGTTATAATGAAATTTTAAACGAACTGGCGCCGCTAGCAGCTGCTGTTGCACGACCTTTAGTTGGAGCGGCTATTGGAATGGCTGCTAAAAAGTTAATTGGTGGTGATAGTACAAAAGAAGAAAATGTAGCTAATCCTGCTCAAACACAACAAAATCAAACTACAAATACTACTAACCCACAACAAAATCAGCAGCAACAGAATCAGCAGCAAAATCAACCACCTGCAAATCCACAACAAGTATTAAAAAACTTATCAGCTCAATTAGCAAAGGTAAATAGCTCAACTGAGATAGAAAAAATGCTCAATACACCTGAGACTAAAAAGGCTCTTGCTACTATTTTAACTTCTAAATAAAAAAATATTATATATGAGTAAATTTAATGCTCTATATAATAAAATAGTATTAGAACAAGCTGTCGAACCCCCTTCTCACAGAGAAGGATTAAAACCGCATATTGCAATGATGGGTGGTATTGTTAAAAAACAAGATGTCAGTAAACAACCTGAAGTTATTAACAGTATTATGCAAGGTATAACAAATCCAAACGCCGATACGAGGAATTTAAGTCAATATGGTGTTGAGTTGCCTGATTTGACTAAGAAAATTAGTAGCTATATACAAGTACAACCTAAAGAACATCAAGCCGATATTATTGAGCGTGTTCGTCAGGGTATAACCCACCCAGAGAGTAATAAATAATAGAAATGGATAAAGTAATTGTTAATCTTCTTAAAATACAAAATCAGTTAAGAATACTTCATTGGCAAACCCTTTCTTATGCCGCTCATAAAGCTTTAGGCGGAGCGTATGACAATCTTGATGACCTGATTGATGAGTTAGTTGAAGTGCATCAAGGTAAATATGGTAGATTAACCTTCGAAACACCGATTGACTTAGGTCTTGTTAATCAAGACGAAATCGATCTTGAAGATGTTCT